GCATATTTAATGTGCCTGGCACGGCTCATGGTGGTGCTGGTGCGTTAATTGCAGTAACCCCATATACATTAAAATTAAATGCTGGCGATTACATTCAGTTTATGTGGGCAGTTTCTAGCACCACAATTTCTATTGCAACAATAGCATCACAAACAAGCCCAACAATCCCTAGAACTCCTGGCGTATTTGTTGAAGCATCACAAATAGCTTATTCAACATCAGGATATTCTGGTTATTCTGGTGCATCTACATCAGGCTATTCAGGTTATAGCGGCATTAGTGGATATTCTGGCATTTCTGGATATAGTGGATCGGGAATTTCTGGTTATAGTGGTTCTGGTATTTCTGGTTATTCAGGCTTTAGTGGCGTTAGCGGGTACTCAGGAATAAGCGGATATTCTGGAATTAATGGTTCTACTGGTACAAGTGGTTACTCAGGATTTTCTGGAATTTCTGGATGGTCTGGAATTAGTGGATATTCAGGCATAAATGGCACAACTGGTACTTCTGGCTATTCTGGCTTTAGTGGAATCTCTGGTTACTCAGGATCAAATGGGGCAACAGGCACTAGCGGTTACTCTGGTTATAGCGGATTAAATGGTTCTGCTGGCACATCAGGCTATAGTGGTTATAGTGGACAAAATGGTGCTACAGGCGCAACTGGTACATCAGGGTATAGCGGATATTCTGGTCAAAACGGGGCAACTGGCACATCTGGTTATTCAGGATATAGCGGACAAAATGGCTCTGCTGGCGCAACGGGTACAAGTGGTTATAGCGGTTATTCTGGTGCTACTGGTAGTGCTGGGACAAGCGGGTACTCAGGTTATAGCGGGTATGGCATTGCATTAACTTATGATACATTTACCGCAACTGCCAGCCAAACAACATTTAGCACTTCTTTAAGTTATACATCAGGAAAAATTGAGGTGTATTTAAATGGTGTCAAAATGCGTAATGGTACAGATGTAACAGTAACTAGCGGCACATCCATTGTATTTGGAACAGGATTAACGGCTGGTATGATAGTGGATGCAGTCTATCCACACTAATATAGGATAAGATGAAATACACGATAGTAATACCAACATATAACAACTGCGAAAAATACCTTAAACCTTGCATCGATTCCATCATCAAATATACTGATATGGATTCGGTGCAGTTGGTAATTTCTGCCAATGGTTGCACAGATAATACTCGCGCATATCTTACTTATTTAGCTACTGCAATCCCGCATTTAGATATTTGCTGGAGTGATGAGCCGTTAGGATTTGCCAAAGCAACTAACGAAGGTGTTAAAAAAGCCATTTGCGATAAAGTTGTTTTGCTTAATAACGATACTGTATTGCTAGACCAGCCTAAAAATGATTGGCTTAAAAAATTAGACTATGGGAATATATCTGGCCCATTAAGTATTTATTCGCCAATTACAGATTCAAGATTTATTGTTTTCTTTTGTGCAATGATTAATCGCAAAGTGATCGATGCCATTGGTTTGCTTGATGAAGATTTTGCAACTGGCGGCTGTGAAGATATAGATTATTGTTATAAAGCAGAAAAAGCTGGATTTCTATTAATGGATTGTGGCTTTCGTGGAGATTTCCCAATCTACCATGTAGCAGAAGGCACGATGCACGATGCCCAGTTAGTGCCAAATTGGGACAATAAATTTAAGGAAAATGAATTAAAACTAGCCAAGAAATATAACTTAGATCATTACCGCTTTTTGTTATCCAACAATTATGAACGGGCTGTATTTTTAAAAGGTGATCCCGTATTTCCAAGAGAAAGGCAACGCTATGAATGGGCGAATCAGCACTTGTATGGACAAACTCTTTTTGAGTTGGGTTGCACTACAGGATATGGCCGTCAATTTTTCCCTGATTCAATTCAATATACAGGGCTTGACTACGATCCAACAATTATTGAGGTGGCTAAAGATCAGCATTGGGATGGTGTTAATCAGTTTGTCGCTGGTGATATTAACGCCTATGATGTTGCTCAGTTTGATACTATTGTTGCTTTTGAAGTTATTGAACATTTAGATAATGGGCTTGAGATTGTAAAGAAACTAAAGAATCATTGTAAAGTTTTGCTTATTTCCGTACCCTGGAATGAGCCAAAAGGATTCTGGGGTGAACACCATAAACTTCATGGTTTGAATGAATCACACTTTCCTGGCTTTGAATTTCAATATATTAGCCATAATGGTCAATTAACAGATGTGCCGCAAGAAATCACACCTGATAACCCATCTAATCTAATGCTATGCAAATACTCTGCTCAGTAGCCACCAGAGGGCGTTATTTCAGCACTTTGCCAATGGTGTTGATGGCCATTGCCAATCAGACAAAAAAACCAGATAAATTGGTTGTTTTTGATGATAACGATGAACCACAAGATATGCGTAATGAGTTCATCTATCAACATATATTCCAAATCCTAGATCAAAAAAAGATTGCATGGGAATGGATTTATGCTGATAAAAAGGGTCAGCACCATATCCATCAACGGGCAAACACAATGGGCTACAAATGGGTTTGGCGTGTTGATGATGATGCTGTACCAGAACCCAATGTATTAGAGAATTTATACACCTACGCAATAGAAGTATCTAAAGTTGGCAATCCAATAGGCGCAGTTGGTGGATCAATTTTAACTTTACCCGATATTTTTGATGTTTCTAAATCTACAGGGAAAATTGAAAACATTGATAAAGAACCCAATATGCAATGGGGATATATCAAAAATTCTGAATTTGTAGATCATTTGCATTGCTCATTCTTATATCGTGCTGGCGTAGTAGATTACAACTTAGGGCTATCCCGTGTAGCTCATCGGGAAGAAACGCTATTTACCTATGGATTGCGCCAAAAAGGATATGATTTACTGGTAATTCCCAATGCAATTACTTGGCATCTAAAGAACCCGCAAGGCGGCATCCGTAGCGAAAGCAGAGAGGAAATGTTTGCCCATGATGAACAAATTTTTAGAAATACACTACAGTTTGCCAACTCTACCATTGTTGTCCTTAATTGCGGTGCTGGGGATCACATTGTTTTTTCTAAGTTGCTTCCTGATATACCTGATCCCATTGTATTTACTTGCTACCCTGAAATTGTGCCTGGTCGGTCTATTGCAGAAGCTAAAGCATTATTTGGGGATTTAGACCGCTGGAATATCTATAAAAAGATGGATCAATGGGGCTGGACAGACAGCCTAGAAAACGCCTACAGAAAACTTTATTTATGATAATAATTGCGCCATTTGCCCAAAAGCTAATATCTGGCAAAACTAATCCAAAAAACTACGCATACTGGAAAGAATTGATCCCATTAATTTCTGAGGAAATTGTGCAAGTCGGTATTGACGGTGAAGAACAGTTAGTACCCAATTTTGTGAAGAATTTGCCGATTGCTCGATTAAGGGAATTAATTGGCGAATGTCGTACATGGATTGGCGTAGATAGTATGTTTCAGCATTTAGCGTGGAGTTGTAATAAGCCTGGCATTGTATTATGGACAGTATCAAACCCTAATATATTTGGACACCCAGAAAACATTAATTTGCTCAAATCAACTGATAATTTGGCTAAAAATCAGTTTCTATGGTGGGATTCTACCGAATATGACCCTGATAAATCAATCAATCCTGAAATAGTATTGCAGTTTTTGGTAAAATTTACGCAAGCATAATATAAGAGTGTTCAACCCATTAATTACTGTTTATATTATGTCCGATTTAACGCCAGAACAAAAAGAAGTTGAAAAAGAAGTAATGAAGGAAGCCATTGAAGAATGGTTAGATAAACAGTTTGCTAAGTTTGGCAAATGGTCTTTGGGAACATTATTAGCTGGCGCAATCGTTTGGCTATTTTATGGGTTTTTGAACATTCAAGGCTGGCATAAATGATTCTGTATGACAAAATCAAGGCAACAATTAAAGGCGCAATTAAATCCAAAACAATGTGGTTTAGCGGCCTTATTACCGCTTTGGGCGCAGTTTCAGACAATTCCCAATATTTGCGTGGATTGCTTGATGATATTAGCTTTAACACAGTTATGATCGGCATTGGCATCATAACGGCTTTATTAAGAATATATACGACAAAACCACTAGATCAAAAATAATGCCAACTCCTAATATTTATGTCAAAGTTGGTTTGGTTATTGCTTTTATATGCGCCATTTTTGGTAGTGGTTTTTATTTGGAACATTTACGATTTGTTAAGTACCAAATCGAGGTTGAAAGTGCCGCCAAAGCACAAGAAGCCCACAACAAAGCAATAGAGCAACAGCACCAATTAATTACAAAAGGAATACAAGATGAATATGAAGCTAAATTGTCTGCTATTAAGTCTTATTATGGTGGGTTGCACCACCCCAGTAGCAGTTCAATGTCCAAACTTTCCAACCCCGCCAGCGGAGTTGATGAAAGCACCGCCAACCAGTTACTTGCTTGCGCCACTACAACGCAACAATTAGTATCCTTGCAAAAATGGATCAACGAACAAGTTGGCATTAAATGATTGGCAATTTTAAAAATTGTTTGGCTTTGTTGCTAAAGTCAGAGGGTGGCTTTACTGATAAGTTGGGTGATGGTGAAAAGTGGACAAACATGGGTGTTACTAACACCACATGGTCGGAATGGACAGGACACGAAACCACCGAAAAAGAAATGCGTAATTTAACGATTGACCAAATAAGGCCATTATATGAACAACGATACTGGCGATCAGCCTACTGCGAAGTATTGCCTAGAGGATTGGACTTCCTTGTATTCTCAATGGCTGTCAATGCTGGCCCAGGCAGAGCAGTCAAGCTATTGCAACAATCCATTGGTTGCATCCCAGACGGAACGATTGGCCCACGAACTATTGCTCAAATTACCAATACAAATATTGATGGCCTTATCACCAAATATTCCGACAGCCGAAAAGACTATTACATTGGATTAAATAAACCTCAATTTATTGATGGCTGGCTTAAACGGGTGCAAACCGAAAAAGCCGAAGCCCTATCAATGGCTAATAGTTAGCCAAAATCCGTACCCAAATATACCTACAGCAATTAAAGCGCATATAAAAGACCAAAAAGAGCCGTATTGGGCATTTTCTGGTCGTTGTATGGCAGTTGCATATTCAGCATCTTTAAACGCTTCTGATGCCGTTCTAAACGATTTGCCAACCATTCCTAATGTTCTGGTACTCATAGTAACTTCCCCTTTTTTACAATTAATTGTATAACTGCCGTCTGGCTCTTTAATTACATAATGCGGTTTGCCGTCAGCATAAGTTTTAATGGGTTTCATCTTGAACCCCATATTTGAATTTCTAATTGCT